CAATATCATCTACGATAACTTCTTTCTGTTGATCAGTTATAGAATGTCCAGAAAGTTTTACCAGCAGTACTACAAGTTCTTCTAGGATATGGCCGTACAGAAATTTAATGAGTGTAGGAGCAGAGAAAGTTTTCTTTTCTTCACTCCTAGACTCAAACCATAACTGTCTGGCTGGCCTTCCTATGTTACTCATTCTAAGACCAGAAGTTTGTTTACGAGGAGAAGACCAAGATCTAATAGCATCTTTAACCTTTTCCCCAAACTCTTCTACGGCTTCATCAGATAAATTTAAATCTTCACCTATTTCCAACGGTGATAGGGAGGAATAAATATCATCTATTAATGTACTAAGGTCCATTCTAGGAAGTTACCACGCCAGTAGAATTTTTAATTTCATCATAGAAATCTGCAACCTTTCTAATTTGATCTGGAGTAGCTTGATTCTTAATAGAGTTAGCCATCATACAAACAACAATAACATTGTCTGACTCGTAACCTCTACTATTATCAATGCGATCAAGAGACGGAGAGTTTTTCCAGTTTTCTCTGCCTACTTCAAACTTAATATCTAGAATAGGGCAGTGTGTACCTATCTGAATATCATCTAGTAGAAGATCAAAAAAGATATTACGACGACGGGCTCTAGCCTTAGCGAGACGCAACATATGTAAACGATAATCTTTACCCTGAGGATCTCTCTCAACAACCTCATACCTTGTTTTTCTATCTAAACAAAGTTCTTTTTGAATAGGAGTTTTATCAAATAAATCTGTTTGAATGTTTACTAGTTTCATTTTTTAAATCCTCTATATTTTTTAATTCTGCTATTGGTAGGTTATAGCAATCGGTCAGAACTTTCCATCCGTTAGAAGGATCAACCGTTCCTTTTTCTAGGAAGGTTGCTTTTTCAAAGTAGTCTTCTTTTGAAAGATACCCTAATATCCATCCTGACTCCATGTTTTTTAAGATCCGAGTAAAAACATAAAAGTCACATTTTTGCTTTATATTTAAAGCCGCTATTGAACACTCATAAAAACTTTTAGGTGGCGTTGTTACTCTCTTAGTTTTAACTTCAATTTTTAAGTTGTTTAGTTTTATATCAAAATCATAAGTATTACTTTCTTCAGCTTTTAATTCTTGAGCGGTTATTAACTCTCCTAGAAAACCATGAATATTTCCTTCTCCTTTTGTTATAGAGTTTTTTAGCTGACCCATTTGATAAGATTTTTCTTTAGCTTTATCTATAGAAGACTTAGAAATTTCAATGTGTTTCAGCCCAGTTGTCTCCGACATTATACTCTCCATCTAAGGGGCAGGCAAGTTCTAAGACTGCTCCTGCATCTATGATTGCTTTAACACCAAGCCTGCCAACCTCAGCAGCCTGATCCTCATGTACTTCAACCTGCCACTCATCGTGAACATTAGCTACTATCCTAGCTTTTAACTCCCTGATAGATTCATCAAAGAGTATAAGAGCCTGCTTCATAACTACAGCACCCGCACCTTGTAGAAGCGTGTTAAGTGCTGAATGCTCAGACCTGACAAATATCTTACGACCATCTAAACCTTTAAGGAATCCTTTTTCAGACGCTGTTGATACTCTTCTTTTAAGATCTCTAAATGATGGAAGATTATCGAAGAATGATTGTCTAAGTCCTGCACCAATTGCTGTACCTCCTCCAACCACTGTCCCCAGCTTCTCATCTCCTGCTCCGTACAAGAGGGCATAGATAAAAGTCTTAGCCTGATTTCTTGATTCAAGGCCAGCAAGTTTCTGATTAGTGGTGTGTATGTCTCCGTTAATGATTTCATTTGTATACTCCTCATCGTTCATGTAATGAGCAAGCATTCTCAGTTCAAGCTGGCTGGCATCAATACCTACTAGCTTATAGCCGTAAGGTACTATCCAGCATTCTCTACACTCCTTGCCATAAGGTGAAGACAGGTTAGGAACTTGGGCCATGTTAGGATTTCTGTGAGTCATACGTCCTGTAATAGTTCCGTTTGGTATAACAAAACCATGTACACGAGTATCATCACCAAGAACCTTGAGCCAAGATTTAATCTGCGCCTCACGTTTCTGGTACATCAGAAAAGATTTAATTAGATCTGCTTGAGGAATGTTCTCAATTTTGGATAGGGTCTTTTCATTTACTACAGGTCTACCATTCTCAGTAAACTCTTCAGGAACCCATCCAAACTCCTGAAGATACTCACCTACTTGTTTACGTGACGCTATATTAAAAGGAACCATAGTCCTCCTAGTTAAGCTGAACAGTCCCGGCATTTGTACAAACTTATCATACTCATCAGGAGTCAGTCTAACACCTTTACCTCCGGGGTTATCCCACCTACCAGTCTTAGCTAAGCTTCCTGATTTATTATCTTTACGATAAATATACCTCTCATCAATCTTAGGTTTAAATACTTTCTCAACCTCTTGCTGAGTCTCTGTCATCTTCTCGCGCATTAATGCTAACAACATCTCAGCCCTGAACTCATCGAAGTAGAACCCATAAGCTTCTTGAGATTTCAAGATGCGCGCTGATGCAGTCTCTATCTCAATAGACTTAGGATCAAACCCAGAACTTTCATTCCTAAGAGCATGATACACCTGAACATTTAAATCTACATCACGCTTACAGTATATTAACATCTCCTTAGAGTAGCGTTCAAACTGATCAAACTCTATCTTAGCAAGACCAAGACGCTGGCCCCACATGCCTAGACTATGACCACCTTCTCTTACAGGATTGAACAGCCGAGAAAGAACTAAGGTATCTATGATTCTCTGAGAACCTAGTTTAAATGATGTAAGCCTCTCCAAGACAGGAATGTCAAAGCCAATTATATTATGGCCTGACAACATTTCTGCCTTGTTTAAAAGCTTAACACCTTCTTCTATTTCATTTGGTGAATACTCCCATACTTGATTTGTATCAACATCTTGAATAACTAGACACCACACTACAGTGGCATCCAGACCATCTGTTTCAATATCAAATAAAAGTTTCATTCAAAAGCCGTGTCACCTGTATCTTCAAATTCAATATCAGAATACTCAACCTCAGAGAGTCTACCAGTGTCCTTGTCATAAAGCAAATGTGTAGCAATACCAACATCACCAGTGTACCTTGACTTCAATATCCTTACACGAGTAGTAGCAGCCTCTATCGGATCATCAGCTTGCTGGTTCCGTTCTAAGGTAATGATAGAATCAGAAACCTGACCAATGCTATGTGATCCACGCAGGTGACTGATGTCAGTCTCAGCGCCCTTCTCATGGCCCTTGTTGCCGTCAATGCGTCTAAGGTGGGACACCAGTATCAGCCCTGCTCCAGTCTCCTCTGCAAGGCTCCTGAGGCGTGTCATAATGGAATCAATAGACCTCCGCTCATCACCTTCCAAGGTAGCAGATACCATCATGTGTAGGTGGTCAATTACAATCCATCTACATTCACAACCTATGATCATGTAGCGAAGCTTGCTAAAGATTCCATCAATGTCATTGCTGCCAAAGTGAGCATGAATCCACACTCTATCTCTATTGTCATTATCGACAAAGAGATCATCAAATAGAATTGAAAGTTCTTCCTTAGAATAACCTTCTCTAATCCTATCAATGTGGAGTCTGTCATTAGCTTCAATAGACAGGATACCATCAACAGTCCTAGTCCAGTCCTCCTCCAAAGCTATAATACCAATGTTATCTTTAGAGTTCTTGATCAACCAGTGTTCAAGCTCGCGAGTAACAGAAGTCTTCCCGAGACCTGTGCCACCTGCAAGAGTCACTAACTCACCCTGCCTCAGACCTTCAAGCTTCTTGTTAAGACCTTCCCAAGGATAAGGAATCGCTTCCTTTTTTGAACGGTTGTGAAACTTATCCTTATTCTCCGATATGTTCATAACACCGGAAGGTGTATAGGTTTTAGCATTCCACCAAGACGAAACAAAAAGACCATGACCATTCTTTCTCAAGATGTCATTAGCATCTTTGAAACCTTCAGGCATGATCATTATCTTTGCCTTGTTAGGTTTCAACAAACGCGCTACTTTCTTTGCTGCCTCCTGTCCCGGTTTGTCAGAGTCAAAAGCAATGATGATGTTATCGAAGCGTTCTAGAAATTCTATATTAGCCTTAACATCTTTCTCTGCTGACTGTGCTCCACCTTTTATTGAGATGGCTGGGAACTTAGAACCAAGTAACTCATAAGCTGCCATAGCATCACACTCACCTTCAGTGATGGTAAGGTACTTGCCGCCAGTATCATTGCACAACTGCTGACCAAACAGGCCACACTCCTGAATGGGACCGCTGCTTAAAAATCCCTTAGAGTTTACAACCCTAGTTTTAAAAGCTACTTCTTCAGCCCCATTAAAGTATGGGTAGAAGTGTTTTAGAACACGTCCCTCACTATTGATAACAGATTTAACTCCATACTTCTTGGCAGTATCTAGATTAATACTACGGTCAGTTAAAGGATTAAATCCTCCATCATTAGGATTGGAATTATCTTTGATCAACGTGGGCTTAGATGGCTCCACTGTATCTTCCTCCTCCTCATAATTTTTATAATACTTTGTACAAGAATGACACCAAGCTGTACCATCAGTATTAATAGTTAAACATTTTTTATGTCCGCAGGCGGGACAGTCTTCATGTGTTTTTTCGTATGCCATAAAGGTTGGGGAGCCTTATGACTCCCCCTCATCTCCTTTAACTGAATGCTCAATTTTCTGAGCAATGTTAGTACGTGCTGCATTTAAAACTGCCAGACGTTTAGTCAACGCATTGATCTCAGGAACAATCTCTGTGAGTAGGGAATAACCAAACCTTCCCTCCTCACTGAGTTCTTCCACAGGATACTCAACGTCGTTAATAGTCACGACAGGTTTAGATTCTTCTTCCATATACTCCCTCCTTTAAAAGGCTAAGTTTGCGGCAGATTCGCCTGACTCGACATTGTCTCCGAGATACTCAACCAAGTCAATGATCTGAACATTCTCAAGGATAGGCCGACGGTACTTACCATCACCGTATTCTGAATGCCGCCACTGTACAGCAACTTTAGAACCATTGCCCAGTGACACATCAACATCATTTTTCTCTTGATCTACTAGGCGTGGTTTACGGTTTGGTCTACCCTTTGAACCAAGCTCCCACTGCTGGAATGTGATTACAGGGTCTTCTGTAAATGATGCACGTCCGGCAGCCTTCATTCCACAGTTGTATCCGGCGTCTTGAAACTTCTGAAACACGTCATCAGACACGGCAAGATTAACAATGTACAGATTCTTTTCTCCATTGTAGTCAGGCTTAGGAATAGTAACACTACTATAATAAGCTACACCTTCTACTACTTGTGGAATACCATTAATATT